CGATACCTCGAAGGGCCTGGTCATGAAAGCCCCTAACGCCAAGACGCTAGAGAAGTGGGCCGAGGCTATCGAGGCCATGGGCAGGCATTCAACTGCCGAAGCATGCGTCCGAAATCTCCGGGCCTTGGCCGAGTACCTGCGCGAGCAGGAAGATGAGATCGAGCAATACGAATCAGGAGACGGACGTTGAGTAGGCAACGGGACGACAAAGCCAAGCGGTCCTGGGACCGAGGCACCGGCACGGCTGAGGGGAAGGCCCTCGCCCAGGCGGTCGCTAACCGGATCACCGAGGTGCGGCAGCAGCGCGGCCTCACGCAGGACGAGCTGGCCCAGCGGATGGGGACGACCGTCTTCGCGATCAGCCGGAACGAGACCGGCGCCAACGGCATCCGGATCGGAAAGCTAGCAGACTATGCCGCCGCGCTGGAGTGCCCGGTCAAGGACCTAATTCCGGCCGAGCGCGACTGGCGGCCGCTGGCCGGGCAGGCGAAGAGCGACATCAAGGCGGCGATCGCGTTCCATGCGAAGCGAGCATCGGAACTGCAAACACTTCTAGGGAAGGGCTAAGAATGTCGACTGCAACGAAGGCAAGAGAACTGACCACGGACGAGCAGGTCATCGGTGCCGTAATGGCGGTGGTCGTGGTGGGGATCTACGTCGGCGTCAGCGTAGTGGTGTACGGCGCTGCTGGTATGGTCATTTGGAACTGGTTCATGCCCCAGTACGGGCTGCCGGTCATTACGCTGGCGCAGTCCTGCGCCATCAAGCTGACTGCATCGGTGATCTTTCCAAGGGGGGTGACCCCCAAAGAAACCAAGGGACTGGCGTACGACATCTGCGGTCTGATTATTGGGCCGATCATGGTCATTGCGGTGGGCTACGTCCTCAAGAGCCTCGGGGGATAGCCAAATGTGGAGATTGCCGCTGGGGTTGGCAGCATCTAAGATGCGTAGATGGACGAAGACTACGATCCGTACTCTCCGGACCCGCTGACGCACGAATATCAGGCCAAGTTCGGCGTCGAGCGCATCCCTGGCACGACCAGCCGTAAACCCGTCGACTCTCCGACCAGGTCGCAGAAACTCAACCGGGTAAGGCAGATCTGTACATGGTACGCCATGGACGGCTACTGCCGGGGGACGGCCGCCCAGAAGATGCGGGCCTGCTGGGGCATGCGGGCCGAGGAGCGGATCGCTTACCTACGCGCGGCCGACGCGCGGCTGCGGGCCATTCTCAAGCGGAGCAAGGCCCAGGTCATCTGCGAGATCTGGAACGAGCTGTCGTACGTCCAGCACACGACGCTGCAGAGCAAGGTCAAGCTCGACTGCATCGACCGCAAGGTCGCCCTACTGCGGCTCCATCAGGTCGACACGGAGAAGCTGGCGGACGCCGAGCTCGGAGGAACGAACCATGACGAGATCCGTCGACACGTCGCTCAACTTAGCTACCGAGAAATCGAGGCGGAAGAGGCTAAGGTCCGACAACTTGTCCAGGCTCGCAATGGGAAGCCCAACGGGTCTGGCAACAGCAGTCGATCCGCTTAACTTCCAGGTCCCCAGGCACGTACGCTTCCTCGACCGCAAGATCTTCGAGGTCTGCACGAGCCAGCAGCGCGGCCTGCTCGTTATGATGCCGCCGCAGCATGGCAAATCGACCATGCTCTCAAAGTGGACGCCGCCCTGGTACATCGGGCGATACCCCAACCGCCGCGTGCTCCTGATCACCTACGGCGGCGAATACTCCGAGGACTACGGCGGCTTCTGCCGAGACATTCTCGAGGATCATGGCCAAGAGTTCTACGGGATCACGGTCGCCACGGACAGCAAGGCCAAGGGCAAGTGGCGGATCGAGGGCAGCTTCAACGGCGGCATGGACTCCCAGGGTCACCAGGGACAGATCTCCGGCAAGCCGGGCGATCTGATTCTCATGGATGATTTGGTCAAGAATCCCACCGAGGCCCAGTCCGAGGCCCACCGGAAGAAGGTCTGGGACACCTACCAGACCGTGATGAACACGCGGCGTACGCCAGTGGCCAGCCAGGCGGTCCTCATGACCCACTGGCATAGACTGGACATCGCAGGTCGCCTGCTCGACATGATCGCCGGCAGCCCCCGCGTGGCCGCCAGGTGGGAAGTCATCAGGCTGCCAGCACTGGCCCATGAGAACGATCCCCTCGGCCGGCAGCCTGGTGAAGCCCTCTGGCCGGAGCGGTTCAACGAAGAGTACCTGCTCGACATCCAAGAGTCGACCAGCCCCTACTGGTGGAGCGCGCTCTACGACCAGCACCCTATCGCCGGCGACGCGATGGAGTGGCCCGCCGACTACTTCACGCATGACGAGTTGTGGTTCGATGACTTCCCGGAGAACGACGTCCTGCGGGTGATGGCCCTCGATCCGTCGAAGGGCCGGACGAAGCATGCGGACTTTTCCGCGTTCGTCTTCATCTCCATCGCTCGCAACGGCATCGCCTATGTCGATGCTCACCTGGAGCGGATGCCCAGCGAGGCGATCAAGGAGAAGTGCGGGGAGCTCATGGCCCGCTGGGACCCGGATACGTTCGTACTTGAGGCGAACAGCTGGCAGGACGAGCTCGCGTATCCGATCATGCTCCGCTGCAAAGCACACGGCGTGAACCGACCCGAGGAGCGGCTGGTCCTCGTCGAGCACTACGGCGGCGCCGGCGGGTCGAAGATCGAACGCATTCGGTCGAGCACCATCGGCGAGCGGCTGCAGAAGCGGGCGATTAAGTTCCGCAATAACAATTCCTGTAAAATTTTGGTCGAGCAGTTGCGTGAGTTTCCCCTCGCAGAATATGATGACGGTCCCGATTCTCTTGAGATGTGCCTAGACCAAGTCGGGGCCGCACTGGCAGACGGCGGTGGTCGCGGAGATAGGATCGTAGGTCGAATCGCATGAGAGAAATGCCACCACTGCCTGCCGGCGCAGTGCATTGCCCTGGGTTCCACGGGTATGCGGTTTCGTCGAGCGGAGAGGCCTGGACCTGCAGAACACCTGGCGGCTCAGGAAGGAACAGAGGAGGCATCGGCAAGGAGTGGAGGAAGCTGGCTCCGCTTAAGGTAAGCGATGGCTACCTCGGACTTGGGCTGTATTCCGGCAGCGGCCGCGCAAAAAGGGCTAGAGTTCACCGGCTCGTTCTCGAAGCATTCGTTGGCCCTTGCCCAGAAGGGATGGAGTGCCGGCATCTCGATGGGGACCCATCAAACAACAGGCTCGACAACCTGGCCTGGGGCACGCAATCGCAACAGCACGAAGACCGCGCGCTGCATGGAACGAGCAACCGTGGTCACCACCGAAGTGGAGTTGCAAAGCTGACGATCGAGGAAGTCGCCGAGATCCGCTCTCTCGTGGGCACCGTGCCCAACAAGGATCTTGCGATTAGATACGGAGTCAGCAGGCCGACGATCTCGAACATCCGCCACCGCAGGAAGTGGTCGCACTGCTAATCACTTCTTAGCCGACTTCGCCGGCGTCTGCTTGGTCTTCTGCTGCCTCGACCTCAGCATGCCCTCTGGGTCGTTGGCATCGACCGTCTCGGGGTCGATCTTCTCCGGCAGCCCGGCCGCCTTCCGCATCTCGATCTCGTCCTTCTCGGCGACGATCCGGTTCTCCTGCTCCTGCTCGTAGTCAAGGCCCAGGGCCGCCGCAGCGGTCTGCGGCGAGCGGATGCCGGCGTCCTTCTCGCCAATGATCGTCAACGAATGCTGGGCCACGTCGCGCGTCTGGACCAGCGGGAACTCGGTCTGAATTTCCAGTTGCTGGAGTGGAACTCCAGCAAGTGGACCTTCGTCCTTCGCCGCCCCTTCCAGCATCCGCCATAGAACGCTCAGGTCGTCATCCCGCATGTCGGCCTGTTCACGCTCGAAGCCCTTGATCGCCGGAGACTCCGCGACCATGGTCGAGCTGTATGAGGCGTTGCTAGCGTCCGAGCTGATCAAGAACTCAGGCAAATTCTTGCGGGCCGCCGCCGCTCGCAACTGCGCCTGCACCAGATTGACGAACGAGTCGACGTCAAAATTATGCCCAGGGAACTCGTACTCCGTATCCAGGTTGGCGTTGAGCACAACGCCGCCCGGCGACAGGTCCTTGACATTGTGGTCCGCATTGCCGTACGGATCGGGCCGCTGGTAGCTTGCAGCTGCCGCGATCTGCTGCTCGACGATGTCCTTCGTCCCCTTGAGCTTGCGGATCATCGCGATCGCCGTGCGCACCCGCGCGGTCATCTCCATCCGCTGGAGGATCTCGACGGCGGCGCCGAGGTGCGTCAGCATGGCCCAGAGCGTCGGGATGCCCCGCTTCGTGGTGAAGTCGACGTTTGCCTTGCGGTGCTGGACGAGGGCCGCCTCGATGGGCTCCGGCTTGTCGTCGCCGTTCCAGTCGATCCAGTAGGCCAGGACGTCCTCGACGTCCCTGTCGGCCGTCTGGATGCCAAACGAGGCACCCTCGGCGAGGTTGGTCGGTGGCGTCTTGATCAGCGACGGCTCGACGAACCGGACGTCGAGCAGGCCGTCCTTCTTGTTGTCGCTGAACAGCAGGAAGGCCTCGCCGTCGCGATGCCGCCGGCGGACGATCTCCTGCTGCCGCTGGGCCCACTTGCGGGTATAGAGCCACTCGTCGAGGAAGGACTGGACCCTACTCTCTCTTC